CCACGAGCCCGAGTGTCAACGGGCTGGTGAGGTAACCGAGGGTGGGATCACGTTGCCGAAAGATCAATGAGCGCGAACTTCCAAAACTCGATCGCCCCAGGGCGGAGGATCATTCGTGATCAGGAACTCCTTCGTTTGATGCTAATGGGGTTAACCCTCCCCGAGTGTGCCGCTCAGATGAAAATGGCGATCCACTCGGTTCGGATGCACGCGAGGAAACCTGAATTTCTCCTACTGGTTAAGGAGCATTCGGGCGAGATCGCCAAGCGCTTGGTCGAGGAACTCTCCACAAGCCAGATCGAAATGGCGCAGAAGCTGGAGGCGGCGTCATCCGCAGCTCTTGAAGAAATGATGGCGATGATGGGGGAGTTGCCACAGGGGAACTTGAAATACAAAGTATGCCAGGATCTCCTGGATCGAGACCCGAAATCATCCCGGACCAAGCGGATGGATGTTACAGGAAACATGTCTCATCAATTCATCAACCCCGCAGTCCTCATCCACGCGGCTGCAACCGCTCGAGAAGTCGAGCAGTTCCAGGCGAGGAAGGAGGTAACCAATGGCGACGGAAGTCCCGAGCATCATGCAGATAGCGGAAACGGGCAAGGCTGAAGACCTGTGGGAAGAGTTAAGGTCGAAGTCTGATAGCTCACTCTACTACTTTGCCAAAGTTGTGATGAACTATCGGGATCTGACCGATCATCTCCATCTCCCTTTTTGTGAAGAAATCCAGGCTAGGATGGATGATCCCCTTCAGGGCTATTTAATGATGAGGGGTGGGTTTAAGTCGACCATTCGAACTAAAGCTTACATGTTATGGCGGTATCTCAAGGATCATACAGAAAGGTTTCTCAACATCGGCGCGAGTGACACTATCGCGAAGAAGGCGTTGATCGATATCAAGTGGAATATCTTGAACAATCAGTTGCTCAGATGGCTCTACCCTGAGTTGCAGTCGGTTGATCCAAATTCAGGTAAATGGACTGATGCAGAGATCCTCCTTCCCCGAGATGGGACATTCGACGAACCCACAATTACATGTGATGGTATCAACGCCAAGCGAACCGGGTTCCACTATACTGAAATCATCTTCGACGACCCTGTTGCCGAGGTTGACGCGGATAGTCCCGTCCACCACGAAGCAGCTTGGGCGTTTATCCAGTACTCCCGCGGTCTGCTCGAGAATGCTGAGACCCGTCGACGGTGCTTCCTCGGTACTAGATGGAAACACGGAACAGCTGACGTGTTCGGTAAAATCATGGCGAACATGCTTCCGGAGAGTACATGGTATATCCGCTCCGCGATTGAGGACGGCAAGCCAACATTCCCTGAGCGCTTGAACCTGACAACGTTGGAAAAGATCCATGGTGAGATGGGTGATTACAAGTACAACTGTCAGTATATGAACCGCCCGTCAATGCCAGGGTCAACCGACTTTGAGGAAACCTGGATTGGCAGTTATAGTGTAGCCGAGGACGGATTTACAATTATCCCGAGTGACGGTAGCCCTCGAGTATCTACCGGTCAACTCCTCCGGATTTCATTCTACGATCCAAGTGGAGGTGGCCTCACAGCTGGATGTGAGAACGCTATCGTTGTCATCGGTGAGGATCAATTTAACAGAATCTTCGTCCTCGCTGAATGGGGCGAGGTAACCTCAATAGGTCAAGCTGTTGAGCATTGGCACATCTTACATGATCAGTGGAAGTGTTATAAGAACTTCTACGAGCGGAAAGGTGCGCAATCTTCCGTTGAGGACTTCTGCAAAGAGCGTCGGTTCCAACACGAATGTCCATATTGTCTCGCCGGGCATATCAATCCTGAAACCAATAAGTATCATAAGAACCCACACTCGAAAATTACCGCGATTCCGTTTAGTCACCCCGGTGGTGCATCGGCTAAGTCCAAAGATGAAAGGATTCGTTTCTACGCACAAAAACCGTTCGAGGAACGGCGGATTTATCTTCATCCAAAGCATGCAGCACCAACGAAGAAGTCGAACACCTGGCTTCGTAAACAGATTACTGAATTCCCTCACGGTGATATGGTAGACCGATTCGACGCACTAGCAAGCGCGATTAAGCTTTCTCGCCCTCCAATTCGTGATGAGGAAGTAGAGTCGGCAAAGGCTGCTGAGCAAGTTGCTAAAATGGCCGGGAAAAACTTTACACACCAGGAATATGATAGAGGAGGATATGCATGACCGAAAAAGAACTGGAATTTGAGTTATCAGCGGTCAGTGCTGGTTATGAGGTAGTCCGCGATGGCTGGCCTGACTTCCTTTTGGTGAAGGGTGATGAAATTGTTGCTGTAGAAGTTAAGAACGATAAAGAGTACCTGAACTCTCGAGGATACAGAACTACCAAACACGGAACACAGAAGTGTCTTCATATAAACCAGGTTCGGATGTTGAAACTTCTTGAGAAGGTAGGTCTGAAGGTTCGCATCGCGTTCGGCGACGTTAATACGCTATACACTATTGACGAATACCTAAATTTATGCGGTTACCGTGTCAAGGTCGGTTCACCTAAAACCGGTGATGAAACTACTAAGGTACTGAAAATTGCCTAGCGTAACCCCACTGTCGATCTCACCCGAGCGGAAAGCCGCCCTTGTCGGGTTCTTGACTGAGAAGTTCGGTCAATGCGTGAAAGCTCGCAGCGCCCAGATTGAGTCGAAGTATACCCGGTGGATGGACAATTACAGCGGCAAACCGCTGGAGACGATCAGGACAACTCCGTTCTACCGTGCGAGCAATTTCGTCCCCCAGTTAATTAGGATGCACACAGACATCCTCTCCGCCCGAATCTTCGGCCTCATCCTCGCAACAAAACCCACATGGCGGATCAATACCCTTGTCGAGGGTATCACCCACGAAGAGCTCGAAGACATGTCTCTCTGCATGGACTCGATCGGGAAGCATCAACTCCGCTTACCCGAAATCCTCGATAGCGGAGTATACAGAGCATTCAAAACTGGCCACTGCATGCTCAAGGGGCCCTGGATCGAGGACAAGCGTTGGCATGTACAAGGACTCGGTAATGATGGTAAGAGCCTGAAGCAGACCGAGGTCACCAAGTCCTTCCTCGACCTTCGCCCTCTCTCATTCGACGATGTCTGGGTCAATCCGATCACCGTGCAGTACCTCCGAGACGCCAGGCAAATCTATCACCGTCTCCGATTAACGAAAGAGCAGGTTCAATGGCGTGCTGACACCAAACTGTGGGATCCCAACGCTTGCGCCAAGATTCTTAACACCCCGGAACAATCTAGTGGAACGCCTCGTGAGTCCCAAGCGAACGAAGCAGGTATTTCGCTTACACCAGACGTTGCTCAGCCTTTTACCGCTATCGAAGCGACTCTGGATTACGAGCTCGAAGCTGGAAAGACCTACGAGCTCGTCGTTGTCTTCAACCCGAAAGTTGCTGGTGCCGACGGATACCTACGAGGTTATTATAATCCGCTCGAACGATTGAAGCACAACTATGCCGAGATCAAGTTCCTGCCCAGGGAAGACTTCATCTACGGGTATTCCATCCCCGAGATCCTAGAACAGTCCCAAGAGGAACAAGCTCAAATCCACAACGCGAGACGGGATTCGAACACGATCGGGAATATCCCAACCTTCAAAAAGAAACGGTATGCCGATCAACCGAACCCGTCCGCGGAGTGGTACCCCGGTAAAGTATTCGAACTCGAAGCCATGGATGATATGGACGTTCTAAACCTGAACGTTTCATACAACTCCATGATCGATGAGGAAAAATTCCTACTGTTCCTCGCCGAACAGTATAGCGGAGTTCAGGCGCCGATGCAGGGATATGGGGCGGGCGTCCTCCAAGGGAAACGCGGAATCTACAATTCCGGAGGGACCTTGGCGATGCTCGCGGAGGGCAATAGGCGCTTAGACATTTTCTTGCACAGGGCTCGATACCCGTTCCATGAACTTGGGCAATTGATCTACCAATCGTACAAACAATTCCGTCCCGATGGTAAAGAATATTCCGCATGGGGGAAAAATGGAACAGCGTTCAAAAAGTCCTTCACAATCACCGAACCAACCGACTACCCCGGATTCTTCTTCAACATTACTGCGGCGGATGCAAGCGCAAATAAAGAAGTTGACCGAACAGCTCTCCTCCTTATGGCTAATACAATGGCAGGCTATTATCGACAAATCGTTGAAGCCGTTGCAACCGTCACCCAACTCCCCGAAGGTCACCCTCTTAAAGAAGTTCTCATCACTGTTCTCGACGGAGCCAAAGACCTCGCATCCCGCCTCCTCTTCTCATTCGATATCGGTGACCGCGCCCGCCTCCTGCCCGATGTGCGCACGATTCTGGGAGGAAGCCCACGCGCTGGTGCTGAACAAGCTGAACGAGTCGGAGTGCCTGGATCTGATGAACCTGTTTCGATCGACCGACTACGAGAGCTATCGGAAAATCTTACTTCGGTCACGCGCGGAGCTCGCGAGGAAGCTAGCGGAAGAATGTGATGTGCGAGAGATATTTCATCTGCAGGGGAGGGTGGATCAACTTCGGATCGAAGAGTGCCTCCCCCACGAGATCAAAGGCCTTTTGGCTGAGTTCGCCGAGATCGACAAACGCAACCGCGATCTCCAAGAAGCCGAGAGAATACGCAAACAGGAGGTAAGGTAAATGGCAAGTCCGGTATTTGGAGCAGCAGATAGAGTTAACAGTCCCCCTAACAACGACGGTCTCCCGGCTGAACTCGTTGGCAAATCGCCAGCCGAGATCGCACGATATTATACCGATCGAGAAGCTTCACTGCGAGCAGAGCTGGATGCAAGGCCCCCGGCTCGGGTCACACCCCCTCCCGAGCCTCCAGCTCCAACCAACACCGAGTTCTGGAATGACCCGAACGCTGCCGTCGATCGCAAGCTCGCCAAAGCGATGACTAAGGATGAATTCGATCGTGTCGCTGCCTCTATGCGTCCGAACTTCATCTGGCTAGCGAAAAAGCAGTGCATGGAAAATCACCCTGATTTCCGCCGAGTCGAGAAAGAAATCAACGAGATGATGGCTCGTGTTCCTGACTACTCGCAGACCGATCCTTCCATGTGGGAAACGGTTTATTTCCAAGCGAAAGGAATCGCACACGATCGGCTCGCGGCCGAGGATCGTGCCAACCCACCTGTCATTGTTGGCGAGCCCGTTGGTCCAGGTGGAACCGCACCACCTATGTCCGCCGATCTCTACAAAGTAACCGCTCCTGGCGTAGTCGACAAAGCCGGCAATCCGAAATCCGCCGGTCGTGTAGCTGACATGCTCGGTGTTACCCATGATCAATATCGCAACGCTGACAAAATCTTACAGGGAGATGGTGTCCTCCCACTAACCGTCGATAACCGGAGACCAAAATGAGCACTGAACCAATCACCCCAGTTTCCGCGGAGCCAGCGCCTCCGCTAACGCTCGAGGAGAAGAAAATCCGCTTCGCCGAGCTACGCAAACACATGGGTAGGAGTCAAATCGAGGTAGTCCCTCCCGCAGGCAAAACCGGCTTGTGGGCTCGGAAGGACGATACGCGAGAACTCGGGCGGCTGGAATGGCTCGGGTATCATATCGTCCACGATGATCCTAAAAAACCGGCCTGGCGTGCGAACGGTCTGCAACAAGACGGTACGTACATCGTCGGTGATGTTATCCTGTTAGAGGTCGACAGTTGGATCTACGAAATGCTCCAACAGGAATACCAGGATCAATCCGAGTCCCAACGAACGAATGCTAAGGCGACGTTCAAAGACGACGCCGAGCGGGCGGGAACCCCGGTATTCGAAGTGGGTCGTCCCACTCGATAGATAAGGAGATAGATGGCTGCATCAAGTGGAGTAGCTCGACCAATCTATCCGTATCGGATCAAGAACAACGCTACCGGCGTTGCCGAAATCCAACGGATAGGTGAAAAGTCGGGGCAGACCTTTCTCCAAGGCACTCCCGTGCAGATTGACGTAGCTGGTGCGACTGGGTTCATTATCGCGAACCCTGCAATCGTATCTGTTGCCACAGCAATCATCGCGGGATTTTCCTCGGAGTTTGGTCACAACCTTGCAACGAGTGGAGTAGGTGTAACTCAAGCCACCGGGCAAGGCGTCCCGAACCAACCTTCCGCAGCTGTATTCCCGATCGGTGCTGTCGCAGTTGACGGCACAATCGGGTTCGCGGTTGCCAACGACATTTCAACCTTCATCGGCGTGTACGGAGACGGCACAACCGCCGCCAACGCCGTCCTCGCCCAAGCCCAAGTTGGTTCCATTCGCGGGCTCATCAAAGATGCGGGGAACAACTTCTGGTACGTCGCAAACGATATCACAACCACGGCCGCTGGTGCATGCGTCGAGATTGTATCCCTCGTCGACCCAATCGGCACGCTTAACGGGAGGGTAGAGTTTAG